CTTCTTACTGTTGTCGTAATAGAGTTCTACGGCTCCAGTTGACCTAGCAATAATACTATTAACCGCAGTACCAGAATTATTTCCTTGTATATAAAGATCACCAGTTAAATTTTTAATATAACCATGATCGGAATTGGTTTGATGCCAGATCTGGAGATCATTTGAATCTCCAAGCATTATTTTATTATTATCTCCAAGACTCTGATTCCCAGCAAACGTGGCGTTTTGTGAGCTATCTATTGTTAAGGCGATTGCTGAAGTTCCTGCGTTATCTGTATAAAACTTTATTAATCCACTATTATTTGCACCACTGGTTTCTGCCTGTATTCTTGCCGCTTCACCTGCACCATTAGAAAATGTAATAGAAGATATAACATCAGTTGAATTATTATTTCCAAATTTTAAATCTAATCTTGAACCATCTGCTGATGAACCACCACTTTCGTTAAATTGAAAAACTGACCCTGTAGCCTTTACGCCAGTACTCGTCGTCTCAAACTTCTTAACGTTGTCGTATTTCAATTCTACTTGCCCATTGTTTTGAGCTTCGATATATACCTCAGTAAGACCAGCATTACCTATCCATACTTTATTAGCTTGAAGAGTTAAATCACCTGTACCACTATTTACTATTCTACTATTTGAGCCATCATGGTAGATCTGGAGATCTGATCCCGTTCCAAAAGTAGCTTTAGCATTATCCGCAAATTCAAGAGCCGAATCGCTCTTATCCCATACAAGGTTATAGCTTGCACCAGTGAAAGTAACATCACCAGCCGAGTAAGAAATATCGTTCCCACTTGTTACCCATCCACCTGTAGGATCTTCTGTCCAAGAAAGAACCCCTCCAGTAGTACTTGCTAATACTTGACCATTTGCAGTTGGTAAGGCAGATGGCAAGGTGTAACTGGTATCAGCCGCTAACGCATCTGGAGCTTGTAGAGAAACATAATTTGCACCTTCAGCATCTGCTTCTGTAAATCTAATTTGCTTTGCATTATCAACAATTAAGTTTCCTGTTAACGTTCCACCAGCTTTAGGTAATGCAGCATCAGCAGTAGCGGTGGTGGTTGTTAGCGCATCATTTACAGCTTTAACAGAAGCACCTGTAGCAGCAAGGCTAGTGCTAGGACTTGAAACTGAGTCAACTAATTGAACAACACCAACAACGGAAGTCGTTCCAGAAACAATCTTTGATCCAGAAATTGCAGCATCACTCTTAATATCAGCGTTAACAATCGAATCAGCAGTAATAGCAACAAGACCTGCTGCATTTATAGATATATCTCCTGTTACTCCAACAGCCGTTATAATACCAGTACCACTAGCACCAACTAAGATCTGACCTGCTGAAACAGCAGCTAATTTTGTTAAAGCAATTGCAGCAGAGGCGTTTATATCAGCATTAACTATTGTTCCATCAGCCAACATTGCACTGGTAACAGTTCCAGTATCACCAGTTGTGATTATTGTTCCTGTGACATCTGGAAGGGTTAGAGTTTTATCTGATCCTTGAGGATTTGCTACCGCAAGTGTTAATTCATAATCATCATTACTTGAACCTTCAAAGACAAGACTTCCTGTATGACCTATTGACAATGCTCCTGTAATCGTGCCACCTGTAAGATTTAATTTCTCTGTATCTAATTCTTCTAAGGCAGATTGAACGTTTGTATTTTGAATACCTCCTGCTGCTGTGACTGAAATATTTGAAGCTACTTGACCAGCGATAAAGTTACTTATATCGAGCTTTTCGTAGCTAGATCCATTACTTAGGATCATGTCAGGTGGGTTAATTGCTACTGTTGGAGCTGGTGAAGTTCCTGTTCCTGATTTATCACATACAAAGTAGTAACGGTTGTTTGCAGCAGAAGCAGCTTGTAATGCAGCACCAACTGAGTAACCTTGCGCTGTACCTGCTGCTGTTAGCGAAGTAATTACATTGGTATCAGCTCTATAGTTACCTGCGTAAATTATCTCTCCTGAAGTAATCGTTACTGGCTGGAACGCCGATCCGTCATACACATATAAATCATCATTCGTTAGGTCATAAAAGAACTGGCCTTTAAATTCTGCTGTTGGGAAAGTAACAATTCCAGAAGTAGAAGTTGCACCAGTAAATTTACAGACAGAAGAATCAGCTAATTTAGTTCCGCTAATAGTAGAAGTTCCAATACGTGCAGCATCTAAACTTCCACTTGTTATTTTACTAGCAGCAAGATCAGGAATTAATCCTGCTGTTAATGCTGCTCCTGCTGTAATTACACCTTTATTATTAACAGTAACCGATTGATACGTTCCAGCACTAACTCCGCTAGTTGAAGTTGTTAAATTTCCAGAACCATCAACAGTTAAACCTCCTCCAGATGTAATTTGAACTGCACCTTTAGCAGATGTCGTTGCGACAGGAAGATCCCCAGCCACTAATGCTGTTGTTGCGGTTATTTGGCCTTGAGCGTTGTATGTTATTCCAGAAACAGTTGCAGCAGTAACGCTATTAGAAAGAGATAACGCACCAGCTCCAGTAACAGCTAAACCAGTACCAACCGAAACACCTCCAACAGCAGACGCAGTAGCAACAGGCAAGTCAGAGGCAGCAAGAGCAACCGTTCCAGTAATTAATCCTTGAGCGTTATATGTAATTCCAGAACGAGTAGCGGCTGTAACTGTGTTATTAATTCCAAGATTTCCACTTGCTACGTTTAGCGATCTATCGATATTTGCTGTTGCTAATTTCGCTGCTGTAATTGTCCCATCAGTTATTTTTGCACCACCAATTCCACTAGCAATTTTTGCATCTGTTACGGCTGACGCTGCTATGGCTCCACTATCCACAGCGTTGTTAGCCAGTTCTGAAGCAGTTACAGAATCAACAGCAAGTTGAGTTGAACCAATTGCACCTGTAGCAAGGATGCTTCCAGGTAAGTTTGCAGCTAATTTTGCAGCAGTTACATTTGCATCTAATATTTTTATTGTTGTTACTGCATTACTTTGTAACGCATCTGCATCCACGCTGGAATCTGCAAGTTCTGACGCTCCAATTGCATTGGCAGCAATTTGATTAGCAGTAATAGTATCTGTGGCAATACTCGCAGCAACAACAGCTCCATCAGCTATTGCAGCAGTATCAACAGCGTCATCAGCAAGCTCAGAAGCAGTGACGGAGTTTGCTGCTAATTGAGTTGCAGTTATTCCACCTGTTGCTATTTTCGCACCAGGAATATCTCCATCACTAATATTTAATTTTGCATAAGCAATTGTTGTATCTAATAATTTTGTTCCTGCAATACTTCCTGCTAGTTGAGCATTAGTAATCGTTCCAACTAGGTTTGTAGTTAAGTACCCAGTTGCATCAGTCAGCAAAAATGCAGGAGTTCCATCATTCCCGCCAAGTGAAATACTGACCCCGCCAAGAGAGATACTTGAATTTGCAAGTTTTACATTTGTAACCGCACCATCAACGATTGCTCCTGTTGCTACTTGGTTCGTACCTAACGTTCCAACCTTTGCTCCAGGTATATCTCCTGCATCTAAAAACTGTGCGGCTGCTGCAACTAAATCTTTAACAGTTACTTTTTTGGTCTCTGTTGCGCTGATGTCTGCAAGTGCAAGTACATCCGTTGATTGAATACCCGCCTCGGCTAATGCGGGTAAACCCGTAATTTTTAAATCAGCCATTACAAGTTAACGAAACACCTTTGCAAATAGTTTAAACCTGTTCGAGCATTATGCGACTATCATTCTCCTGAAGAATCCGATCTGTGTCCTCCTGTAATAGAACACCAGGGACATCACCAATCTTTAAAGCAATAGAACCATTAGTTATAAATTCAATTCTTGTCTCGATAATTTCAGAAGCAGATACAGTTACAGCAACGTTAGTGATGATGCAATTTGCTTCATAATAAACGTTATTTTTTGCATTATTGTTATCTCTATAAATATAAAAAACACCATCAAAATCCGAACCTTGCTGAGTACGAACCACTAACTGAGCCAAATAAAAAGGAAATTCTGGATCGGTTCCATAATTATTTGCACGATCTTCTGATTCATAACTATGCTCCCAAATACAATTCATAGAGCCTTGACCACTAATTAATCCAGCTTCATATTGATTCCTAAATTCATCTCCAAGATTTGTTAAATCAACCTGCTCCCTACTGGTTGTCATCTCAAAATCTCTAACCTTTGCTACATGCCTGAAATTATCATTCTTTGTTGTAACTAAAACGTCTTTAGCAGAACTTGGAGCAACAAGTGTTATTGCGTTTGCTTGTTTTCCTTCTATCGCTGCTGCAAATGTATCAAATAAACGAATACCACCAACAGGATCAATGTTTATAAATTTCTTTATGTCTGGGTAGTTATGACCATTAACAAGTTCAAGAGTTGAACCGTCAGCAGTTTCTATAACAACTTCATCTCCTGTAATTAACGAACCAGTGCTGTGGTCAATACTAAATCTTTTGCTGTCTACATTAACATCATAAGGATCTAATTTTGTTTGAATCCCACTATTCAACGCATCCCTTTTTAGGGCAATTTGTCCAGATTGTCCAAAGTAAACGCTCATTAATCAACCAAAGTTGTGTTGCCATAAGGAGCACCATTAGCTTCCCAACTAATATCAGCAGAAGCAACTTCTCCTACTGCGGTATTCATCGAAACGCCTGTAATAAAAACAGAAAATTGAATATCTCGAATATCTGAAGATCCCGTGGTCATTCGCAGCTTTAACACAATTTCAGGAGAAGCATCATTTTCACCATCTCCTGCTGAACTTCCTGTTTTTATCGCATTGGTTAAGATTGCGTTTAAGTTTGAATCCGCACCAGAAGCAGGACTAGCAACGTAATAAAACAAACGGCAACTACCTGAATAACTTCTTACCCCTGCCTTTAAAGTTCTATCTGTATCTCCTAGTGAGGTTGTTTCTAAAACAGCCATTGAACTAGAAAAAGACCAAGACTGAACCTTGGCTGCTTTAGTGTCTGAACCCGCTATGTAGAGTTCTCCATCACGTCCAGAATAAAAACCCACAACCTTAAATTAAAACGTTGTTCTTATTATATGGGTGCATCCAAGCAAGCAACAAAACTACAGCTAACATTACTCATTCCTTTAAAGGTACTTGTAATAGAAGGAGGCCCAGAATAACGCCATTTCAAACCCGATCCAGATTCTTTTAAATAATTAGAAAGACTTGTGCTATCTACTCCTACCGTTCCATTCGCAGAAGAAAACGTCACATAATCCCAATCAGAATTTACATCTTCATAATTAGCTAAAATTAAAGCAGCATCAGCATCAGTAATATTTGAAAAACCAAGAGTCAAAGTTGCATTAACTCGTTTATTACCAAAACGAAGATGTGTTTTTGTACCGTCTAACGATTCAAACGTGGTACTTGGATATGTTCCAGGGTTATAACTTCTGGAAGTTGGCTTAACGGTAGGAAATGGTTGTGCTGTTGCCATTAAACCTCTTCATAATCAAAGACAGGACTGCTCACGCTAGACCAATTCTGTAGCATTTCTAGTTTACCTTCATTTCCAGCATCGGTGCTTAACTTGGCATACGAACCAGTCAATTCAACAAGACCGTCCTCCCCAAACGTAATACTTTCAACCTTGTAACATTGATCAGCCGCTTCTGTTTCTTTAAGAGTAAACAAAGAACCAGCAAACGCCTTTACAGCACTTGCATTAGTAAAATCTACTGAAGCTTCTGTTACTGACATCATTTCATTATTTACTATTGTCGAAGGGTTCCAATAGTAAAAAGCTTTAGGCTGACTTCCACTTGTTAGTTCACTTAAGTCCTTACAAACGACACTACCATCATCAAGAATTGCTCCATTGTTAAAACGATCTACATGTTGTGTTGTTGAAAAAACTCTGATGTAATCACCAGGCTTTACTCCGTTAATAAAATGAGGTGCTGTTTTAAAACTTACTGTGTGGTCTAAGTGTTTACGCAAAGCTAATGTGTACTTTGCAAATAAAAGTGCTGTTTGTCTGCTGGTACAAAAACCACTTAAATCAAAAGTTTCTAATGGATCATCAACATGATCTGAACCAGCTAATCGGACAACAGCAGATTTTATTTCAGGAAAACCATTTTCTTGTTCTAAACGGTAAAGAACATTTGCTTTATATGCTTGTCTATCTTCTGAAGATAAAAAAGATACATTCAAATCTTTAATATTTCCATCAGTAAACATTGCCTTAATTGTGGGCTTGCCATCATAATTTATAGTAAAATCACTCTTATAAGGAACAGCAGGAAATAAACTAAATTTTCCTCCAATAATTGTAAAATCTAATAAAGAATAAACAGCTTGTTCATAAATAAACTCTCTTAAATTAACTTTGTTTGAAAGTATTCCGTCCCAAAATAATCCATTTGCTCTACAAAACTTTGCTGCAATTCTCATATTGTCTTCGTCAACAGAGGAAGCATTAATCACTGCTCCAGCTCCTATTGTTTTGTCTGTTAATAACGCATAAGCGATTTCAGGAAAGATGTTTGTAGCCCCTTTCCCCTCACTATCTACTCCATCAGAACCATTTACAGCATCATTACCAGAATCACTTATTAATCTTTTAACCTTAATTCCTTCTTTAAAGTAAGCAGAAAACTGACTAAAGTTTGTCCATTCTTTTGAACTATCAATCCTTAAACCTGCATAGGCTAAATTTTCATACGTTGCTGGAGTTCCTTCAGGAATATAATTTGTAGTTGTATCATTAGCAGTTCTAACTATCTCATTACAATACGTTATCTGATGCTCTGGGCCGTCTAAATGACTTGATCTATCACCTTCATATTGCCAAAAATCAGCAGCAGCATCATAAGGATTTAATTCACTTAATATTTCATCGGTATAAATATCTCCAACAGTAGAAACTTTTACTTGAAAACGTATATGTTCAGGTAAGCCTAGATGATCAATAGTGTCGTTACCTTTATGTATAAATACATCATCATCATTTTCATAAGCGTTATTACCTGAATCATGCAAAGACCACATAGCAAAATATTTCATAGTGCTTCCAGAACCAGCCGTATAAATAGTTAAATTCACATACATTGCTGATCCTTCTCCTCCGTCAACCATCACCTCCCCATCAAATGCTGGAGTTACAGCACTTATATCTTCTTGCTCATCCTTATTAACGCTATATAGCTTAGTAGTCGATCCAGGGTGGTTTATTTTATAACTGTGCGGAGTAAATTTACCTCCATTTCCAGCCTTTGTTGTGTAGTGAAATTCAACTTGAGAAGGGTCTGATCCTTGATAATTATTAGCTACTAAACCTGTCCATGTTCCTTCTCCATCATGTAAAGCATCCTGATTCTGCATATCAGATAAATCTGCTCTGTTGATATACAATCTCCACTTAGTTAATCCAGGTGAAGGATCATTTTGATGAGCAGCAATTGTTGTTCCGTGTCCTGATACATATCCACCATAATTAGGTGGATATAAAAAATGATTTGTAAATATTCGATTAGATGTTCTTACTTCTGGCAAATTACTTATTGATGCACCAGAGTAATTTCCTGCTTGATTAGGGAAAAAACCAGTAATTCTTTTAGCTGCACTTTGTATTTTTGTTTTACTTGGTTCTCCTAAATTCCATTCTTTATTACTTAAATTTTGTTTGTTTAATAAATGCTCACGTTCTCCTGCAAATTTAACAAAATAATTATCACATTCAAATTGTTGAATATCAATTTCTTCTCTTACTCCATTGGCATTTAGCATCATTGCATAAACAGGATTATATCTATTTGCGGCTTCATATTCTTCTACTTCTTTAACAACAGCAGCACCAGGGTGAGGGAAAAATCTATATTCATATTGGTCAAAACTTGGGTGATCTATTCTTATATAATTATATTGAAACTCTGGAGTGTTACCTCTTACACAAAACAAACCTGTATGTGCTTCCATGTTTGTTGTAGGTTTTAACCACTTCCAATTGTCTTCTCCAGACTTCCTTACTTGTAATTTAAAAAAGCTATATCTAGTAATATATTTATTAACATTACCTAGTGTAAGAGTAGATTTATTATCATAAACTTCGTAAATTTTATCTTCTGAAGGTTTGCTATTTACATTTGCAAATTGCATTTCTTTGAATACTTTTGACTTAATACCTATTTCTGTAATGTGACATTTTCTGTTATTAGAAATAGTTCCTAAAGTTGCTTTTTGCAACGTGTACCTACTATTAGCATTAAAAATATCTTGATAATTTTGTTCATAATAAAAGCTGCGTTGATCTCCTTGACGTACAGCAAAAAAGGGTCCATTTTTATTCCAATAAGGATTACCGCAATGAGTTCCTAATCCTGTAATGCTATTAGGAACAGCTTCATATTTTCCAGTTTCTATAACTTTAAAAGAAAATGTTCTAATCTTTGTACCATCCCAAGGTTCTCCAGTAATAACTTTTGAACCTTCTACAATTTTTAAACAACTTACCAATGCTGAACCAGCCATATACTGCTCACCTATTGCAAGATATGAATCAGTGGCCTCTCTTACAGTTTTTGTAGCAGCATTAACATCTTCTACTCCATGAGGATCCATCGTTAAATCTTCGTCACTACTGTCTTGCTGGTATCCAATACCTTCATATAAACCAAGGGTTCCACTACCTACAATTTGATATTTAATAATTGTATCTACAGGTAAATTATCTCTTCCTAACTTTTGATTTGCAGTTCCTCCATCATAAAAACCTGCCCTCATAGGCCACGCACCAAGAAGTTTTCTTCTCTTTTTAAGAGTTA